CCATCATCTGTTACGCAGTCTACGGACCAGCATTCACCATTCTCTGGCATGTCTAGCTTGAGCATGTCTCGCCAGATTTCTTCTAATTGCTTTTGAAAGTTATCATTCATCTCGACCCATCATCAAACGATTCATCTCTTTTGCTCCGTACTGAATTCCTAACGCCAATGTATATGCCTCTGATCTCGTTCTCGCAGAAAATAAATACTGCCGATCGTTCCAGACGAGTGTATAAAAAACACCTTCTACCTCTTCATCAAGCTCAGGTTCGATCTCAGGATCTGAACAAACGATGTCCAAAAAAGTGTCAAGCGGCATTTCAAATCTCATTTGATTATTTTCTCTTGTCTAAGATTTTCATTATGGAGCACGCAATCACAATCGGCAGTGATGCTAGCCCTAAAACAATGAACGGCTTGAAAATCTCCCACATTATTTACCCTTCTTGGATAATTTATAAATCGTATATATAAAAGCCACGAGATATATAGATATCAATACAAATACTGAGATTAAAATTACCAAACATGGCGTCATTTCAACCTCTTAAAAATTTTATAAATCGCATATCCCAAAAACACGAGAAATAAAAATATAAACGACAAAAATACAGAGATCAGGATCGATAAAACCGTCATCACTGTCATTGCTCTCTCTTAAATAGCATATAGCATACATAGCATACAGCGGCTGTTACGATCGTGAACACTACGAATAATATCGGATTCATTGGCATTTCACACGTCCATTGGGGATAAAATCCCGTTTATATTGTACCATAGAGGTCATTTAAATTCATTGAATATTTAATCTTTTTCTTTCAAAAATTCCAAAATGTTATTAAAAAACATATCACGCTCATCTTCTTTCTCCCATTCCACAACCACACAAGATTTATTTACAGAATAAAATTTTATTCCAAACTTATGCTCGATTTCGTCTTTGATTTTTTCAAATGTAAAACATTGCTCCAAATTTATGACACAATGGTCGAATTCCCAAACTTTCATATATTTTCCTTTAATTGTAATTTTTCCAAGAGTTTTTCAAAATTTTCGACGAAATTCGGATCTTTGAATAAAGATCCTTGAGGTTGACTTGATGGATAATTCAAATTGTGGAATGAAATTCCTTTTCCGTCTTTGATGCATTCAAATTGACAACCTGCAGCCCCATTATAGCTCTTTCCATTCTCAAACGGATCAGTCAAATCACTTTTTCCCACGTCTTCGTTCGGCTTCCAATTTTCCTTTTTAGCTCGACATCTGATTCTCGTCTCATTGACTTTTTTACCCTGCCTAAGTTGAGCTTTGATGTACTGAGTAGCTGCCGCATCTGCGTCTTGCTCTCTCTTTTCTTCTTCTTTAGAAAAAACAACAACAGACGAAAGTCGCTGTGGCTCCTGTTGTTGTTCTCTAGAGATTTTCTTCTTAGAACATGTTTGTTCTTTAGTGTCGTTGATTTCCGGAACTTCGTTTTCCGTATCTTGGTTTTCAGGATGTGGAAAAATTTTTTTAAATTTAGGAGTTTCAGAGACAAAATATTGAAATCCTGAAAATCGAGTACCTTCTTTTATTTGCACTCGTAACATATACCCACTCTCTCGTAATTCGCTAATCAAACGATACACTTTATCCTTTCCCATTCGGCCTTTAACATGATTGATAATCTGAATAACTTTGATTTTCCATGTTCTTGAGTTTGATAGGAGATAAGAAAGAAGCCATATCGCCTCAAACGAAAGCTCTTTGTGTCTTAAAATTTCATTGAGTATTTGAGCATAGGGATGTTCAGCATCGTGAGGGCAACGCTGAATTGTATCTCTATTCGAATCTTGATTTGGTGACATCTAATTCTCCATAGTTTTTTTTGTTATTGCATAAAAAAACCAGAGAACATACTATGTAGAGCAGAAGTATTTTGTTGGTTCTCTGGAAAAGGACAGCTTGCAGGCCGTCCTTTGTCGTTTGTAAAGTTTGTGTCATTTTTTTAAGTCTTGCATTAAATTTTTAAATTCTCTACATTTTCGGTGTGAGAAAACTTTCGTAGCACAGTGCTACGCGACCTTTTGACAGTTGTTTGGCCCGAGTCGTGAGATTCGGGCTTTTTTTATCACAATTCTTCTTCTTGATCAAACGAATTCTTCATAGCCTTAGCAGTTTGAATCATTTTATCTGCCCTTTTTCTAGCGTAAATATGAGCTTTCACTTGACCTCCCGTAGCTTTTTCAATTTTATCAGCATATTTTGCCGAAGGAATCGTTTTTTCATTTTTCACAAGTGAAAAATATGAACGATTACAGTCAATCATAGAGCAAAACTCTTGCGCTTTTATGTTATTTTTAAATAAATAAGTTCTAAGGTCCATAGGTAAACTCCTTCTTGTTTTCGTCTATCTTATAGCAAAAGAGAGTTTTTTGTGAATCGAAAAAGAAAACCGTTGCATTAAAAAAGCAACGCATGTTACATTGATGACATAAAGCAAAACGCTTTGATAAACAACAACACAAAGGGGAAAACAAAATGACCATCTTAAAAGAACAATACGACGAAATATTTCACGATCTAGACGCAATGCTAGAAGAGAACTACATCATTGATTCACAGACGGCGACACAAATTCTAATCGATCAGCTGACAGGTGAAAAGAATTTAAATCCTGATCTCGTCGCAAGAGCATTAAACTTTTTAGCAAAGAAAAACAAAGTCGAAAATCACGTTGAAATAGACGAAGACGACATCACAGTAGTATCAAAACGTGAAGCATGGCATGAGGTTTACAAAGAACGAGTAGGCGCAAAAGACTTGAAAGACAGAACAAAACGACATTTGTCTATAATAAAAAAAGAACTTTACGGCGATGAAGAAATGGATGTCTCATCACTGCAAATGAATCTGACATCACTTCTATACATACATTCGGAAGGATTTCAATACGGACAGAATTTAAACATACAGAGGAAAATTTAATGATAGGAACTGACCTAACGATCATCGACGATGAGCATTTAGCAAAAGCGATGTATGTTTGTGATATAGAAATCGCAAACATACAGGGGAAATTAGAGGCCTGGAGAGATTATAGAATCTCAATGTCTCAAGAACTCCTAAGAAGATTAGACGTAAAAAAAAGTTTAAGTAAAAAAGAAGAACAAGAAAGGAAAGTTTAAATGACTATAGCGTTACAACAAAAAAATGAAATCGTGTCTTTCTCAAATGAACAAAAAGCTCTGATTAAAAATTATCTTTGTAAGGAGATCACAGATATTGAGCTAACATTTTTCATAAATGTGTGTCAAAAAACCGGATTAGATCCCATGATGAAACAGATCTATGCTGTGAAAAGATCGGGTCAAATGACAATACAAACGGCGATCGATGGATATAGGCTGATTGCAGAGCGCACAGGTCGCTATTCCCCCGGAAAGGAGTCAACATACACCTACAAAGATGACAAGCTCGTGTCTGCCACTTCTTACGTCAAAAAACAAACTCGTGACGGTACGTGGCATGAAGTTTCTGTTTGTGCTCATTTTGATGAATATAAGCCAAGATATCAAAATCAAATTTGGTCAAACATGCCGCACGTAATGCTTGCGAAATGTGCTGAAGCGTTGGCATTAAGAAAAGCTTTTCCAAATGAGTTGAGCGGTGTGTACACTTCAGAAGAAATGGCCCAATCACAAACGACTATTTCAGACGAACAAGCACACGAACTTCAGGAACTTCTTGATAAATGCTCAGCTGATAATCAAGAAAAAATGAATACTTATTTGCATGGAAAAAACATTAATTCATTCTATCAGCTCCCCATTGAATGCTATGCAAACATAAAGAAAAGCCTCATATCAAAGAGCAATGAGTATCAAGATTTTTTGCTAAGCCAAATAGGAAAGGAGGCGTAAATGGATGATAAATATAATATTGATGGCTTGATTAAGATTTTTACTATACATGCCAATACTTTTCAAAAACAATGCGAAGAACGTAGTGGATGGGATAAAGATAGTTTCAATCTTTCAAAAGCATTACTAAGTATTTGTGAGGAAATTAAAAGTTTGAAAAATCACATAGGAAAGGATGCATAAATGCAACAACGTTCTACAGAATGGTTTACAATGCGAAAACAATATATAGGAGCATCGGACGCAAGTTCTGTGCTCGGAGTTTCTCCATGGAAAACATCTTATCAGCTATGGATAGAAAAGACATCAAAGGATCCTAATGAATCAATCCCAAATCCTCGAATGCAAAGAGGACTTGACTTAGAGCCAAAAGCTCTGAGTTTGTTTGAACAAGAAACAGGCTATCTCATGTCCCCTAAAGTTTTGATAAGTCCTAGCCATCAATTTATGATGGCCTCACTCGACGGACTTTGCATCGATGATAAAATTGCCGTGGAAATAAAATGCCCAGGATTTAAAGATCATGAGATTGCTCTTGAAGGAAAAGTCCCTGACAAATATATTCCTCAACTTCAGCACCAACTTTGCGTGTTAAATGCAGAGAAAATGTACTACGAAAGCTATAACCCGGATCATGAAAAGACATTAGTAATATTTGAAGTTTATCGTGATCAAACATACATCGATAATCTGATTCAAAAAGAGTCGGAGTTTTACTATAAACACATGTTAACAGGAATACCGCCAGAAAATGAAAAAATACCTCCTAAAATTATCGAATCAGAAAAATGGGTAACTTTAACGAATGAATATCGGAGATTAGAAAATGAATCAAAACAACACGAAAAACGCAAAGATGAAATTAAAGACCTGCTCATACAAATTGCTGAGAATGAAACCGCGTCAGGCAACGGCATTTCATTACAAAAGATTGCGAGAAAAGGCAATATAAATTATAATTCTATTCCTATGTTGAGAAATGTTAATCTTGAAGAATTTCGTAAGCCAACTTCTAATTTTTGGATGATTAAGGAAATAAATAATGGAATGGATTAAAGTAACAGATTATTTGCCTGAACTATTTGATTATGTTTTAGTCTATGCGAAATTCAAAGGAACGAATGAACCCTGTCCGATCTCAATTGCACGTTATAATGAAAAAGAATGGGAATTTGTCAATAGTTCGCCATGGATGCCTAATTATGGAGCATATATGGATATTGAGTATCCAATGGATCACGATGATATTACCCATTGGATGCCTCTGCCAAAACCTCCTAAGGATGAATAATCTATTAGTATGATTGCCTCATTAATGACTCTAACTTTTGCAGACATATGCCTCCTTTTAGGAACGATATCAGTTCATTGGTGGATGGGTAATTTTTTCTATCACAAAATAAAAGACCTTAGGAAGTAAAATGGCACTAGCCCAACTTGATCTTTTTGAAGACGAAACCACTTCACTCATAAAAGCCGACGTCGCAGCTCAAAGGGAATCTCTTCGTAAAATACAGAAAAGCTTATTCGGTAAAATGGGTGACATGAGCAAAATGCTTTTTGAGTTGTACGCTCAAAACGAACAACTGAATCAACAGTATAGAGATGCTATTTCTATGATCACTTCAATGAATGAACGATTTGAAAAGCTGGAGTGTAAATGAATATATAACAGTATTATATAAAAGATTAACGTCTTCCCAGGTCGTCGAAGAATAAACCTTACGTGTTGTTGGGTGAGTTCATGGGCGCGTGCACTGCGATAGTGTGCAGATTTGAGTCAACTTAATATTGACTCAAATCTGTTTCAGAGCAACGAATCTCCTATCAAACTCATATGTTGTATTCAATCTGATCACGATATTTATAAACATCTAAATCCGTATCACTTTTAGGTCGATAATGTAAAATGTAAATATCCCCAGGCTTCATTTCTTTTATAAATTCTTGGATATTTTCAAAACCACATGACCCTCTCATATTTTCAAAATCTAAAAGCTCATCTCTTTTCATAATCTTTCTCCTTATTTTTTTTCAATAAGGATAAAAATATCAAATTTTAACAAAATATTGTACAAATAAATGATTGATCTGTTATTTCTTAATTGAAAGCCAAAAATTTCCGGCACCCTCGGCCGTAAAAGAATAGTTAGAATTTCAATTATTCTAATAAATTTAGAGGCGACACCTGCGCG